CAAGTGCATGTTTAAGTTTAATTACTTCACGGAATGCCGAACGCCAAGCCATAAACTCATCATCAGCATAGTTAGCCACACCTGATAGTATTGGAACTACTTCATGTAGTTGGTCTAAGGTAAAGTCTAAACCTGGTGCTTGATTGCTTAATACTAGTTTTCTATTGTAAGCAATCATGGCCATGTGTCCATACTCTAATCCATTGATAGGATTACGGGCATGGAATATATAATGTTTTGGTTGCTGTAAGCAGTCTGGTTGCCAAGACCAATCAAACGATTCGTCTACTTTAAGCTTCGCAAACACAGCAAAAAACCACGGGGTACTACTGACCTTAGCCGCGGCCTGATAAGCGGCTACACGGCCCTTTACGTTCGTTACACGCTTCAATTTGTTAGGTTTTTGCATGAGGCAACTCTCTAGATGTAAGAAGTTTTCTTCAGCATTTACTTCACCGTTTTCTATAAACACAACATCTAATGGATCAGACTTCCTCTGTGTTTGGTAACTGCGATCAACATATTCGTAGTCCCATAACTGTGTTTTAATATCACCTAGAGCATCACGTGGAACTATAACACTGCACCCTCTAGTGTCAAGAGGAGTTATTGTTCTTGTTTTCTTACGCCATAATGGTATATTAGGTACAGGAGTAAACCATAAGTTTTCGTTAGTGTATACTACCAATGGCTCTTGTTGACTTTCTGGTAGTGCATCAACGTGGCTGTCTTCTAAGTGTTTGACCAACGGTAGTTTATGTCTTGGCACTATTTGGTCTTGAGTAAAGTTATTGTTGTACCAGTCTAACAGTTCACACTTGTCTGCGTTTGCTTTAAATGTAGGAACGTGCATATAGAATGTATCACCAAACTTTTGATCGCCACTAGGGAATACATGTAGCATTTCGCTCTGCCAAGGATCTGGATGCCAGGTAAAGTCAAAGTCTGTGTAGTCGCAGACACTGCTACATATCCATAAGTGTTCAGAATCTGTAGTACGTGCAATTCTTAACAGCGTATCTAAATAATTATCTACAAATTTTGTATATTTTACAATATTTGCTTTAGATTCTATACTAGAAGTTGTAAGATTTACATTATTATCCATATGATCTATAACTACAACGTCTGCTGATGCTGAATTACGTTCTACTTTAATGTCTGTTCTATAGTTTACGTCTGTGTGATCTTGTTTAGGTATTAGGTATGTTTCTGAATCACGTTGCCATTGACTAGGAAACGCATGACGTTGGTTAGACTCCCAAGGAACAGGTTCCCAAAGAAAGTCCCAGGTTGAATAATCAGTATAAGTATTGATGAGCCAACAATAGCGAGTACGACTTAGTTCTTGTGCTTGTTGAATAGATGAAACTTCGCGTTCATGAGGAACGATATTTGGTTTGTTACCAATATAAAAAACATCAAACATGATTAGAATAGACGAAATTTATCAAACTGTGTTTTTTCCATACTTTGCTTCTAATAGTAAAAATAGAAATTTTGAACTAGCAGTTCATGATCCGTTTGGGTCTAGTGATCCTGATAGTATCGTAGTATATATTAACGGAAACGAGAACCGTGGAAATTATTTGTATCTATTTGATCAAGAACCTATCCAGCCCAACTTACACAAATCAACATTTAGTAAAATAAAAGAATATTGTGGAACAAAAAAGTTTGCTATGGTTACCAGTGAGCGTGATAGTGAAAATGCTAATTGGGCTCAAGAATATCTCGGTGGGGAGCAATTTTATTATTTTTTTCACGGGTGGGCCGCATTAGATTGGTTTCGAGGATTTAATAGGACATTTAATATTACACCCCCTGCTGATCGTACTATAAAGAAAACATTTATATCACCTAATCGCATTATTGGCGGTAAACGCAAACATCGTGTGGCTATGTTATATCACATGCTTAAGAATGATCTATGGCATAATCACATATCAGCACCACAAGTATGTCCTGTAGAAGGCGAAGATATATTAGATATTGCCGGATCAATGTCAAAAAACTATCCAGACATTGTACATGTATTAAAAGAAGCTGACTTGCCAAGAACATTTCGTAACGAAGAAACACAGGAGATGTCAAGTTATAAGTTAACACAGATAAAAGAATCTTGCGAAAGTTTATTTTATCACGTAACTGAAACTGTGGCTACAGGGAAACGACATCATATTACTGAAAAAACATTTAAACCTATTGCACTACAAATGCCTTTTATACTAACAGCACCTGCTTATAGTTTAGCATATTTGAAACAATACGGCTTTATGACTTTTGGCAGTATATGGGACGAAAGTTATGACTTTATAGAAGATGACTTTGAGCGGTATACTGCCATTGGTAAACTAATGAAACAGTTAGACAGTTATACCTCGGCCGAAAAACATAAGTTATGGCTAGACTGTTTACCTATTATAAAATACAACTATGAGCATTTTTACAAAGGTAACTTTGAAAAACTGTTGTGGCAAGAGCTTGAAAATATGTTAGGACAAATCAATGATTACTTTAGCAATTGATAACTTTGAAGAAGGCACTGGCAGGCCAATACCAAATGGCATCACCAGAGAACACTATCGTGAAGGCGGCTGGGATACATCCTCTCCTTACTTAGACTATCCTAGAATTTTTTATTATGCTAAAGAAAGTTCTATAGACATAGACATTTATCACACACCTAATGCACCCAACGGTGCTTGGTATCCTATGAACATTGGTTGGTTTGATTTTACTTTTGATTATTTTAAATTGATCAATCCTAAAGCATTTAAAAAAGGATTCAAAATAGTTTTCTTTTATCACGAAGCAGACAATCCAAAAATGATAAGTCGTAGAATCACCGAACTGTGTAAGCAATATGACTATCACAATGTGGCAGTTGTTAGTGGTAACAGTGCGGCCACAGACTACAAATATACACATTATTGGCCAGAGTTAGAGTATATGTATAGACGTTCTGTAGACTTTACAACGGTGCCTAAGACGCATTTTAAGCGTCGTAGTAAGCATTTTACTGCTCTTGTGCGTATTGACAAGCTCTGGCGTAAAGTTTTTATGAGTAATCTATGGGCAAAAGGGCTACATAAAAACGGTTATTTTAGTTATTGTCAAGAACAACTAGGCGAACAGGACGACTATGATGGTTTACCATTATACAATGAGTGGTTAGCAGAACAACAGCCTAGAGTTAACGACTTTATTCAAGCAGGACCATTCTTTGTTGACGAACTTAGCAGTGATGAAAGAAACAACTATGCAGTAACACCTATAGAACTTTATGAGGACAGTTACTTTAATATTGTGCTAGAAACATTTATTGATGTTGACTCTAGTGAAGGTCAGTTTATTACTGAAAAAACTCTTAAACCTATCCTACACTGTCAGCCATTTATCTGTGTAGCAGAACATCAACATTTAAAACATCTACGTGAACTAGGTTATGCTACGTTTGGTCATATCTGGGACGAAAGTTATGATGAGATTGAAGATACTAACGAACGCTTTCAGGCTGTTATGAAGTTGAGTGAGGAACTTGCTCGTATGCCTTTAGATAAATTACACGATATGTATCTTGAGGCTGAACCAACTTTATTACACAATAGATCTGTATTAGAAAGCGACCTCAGTCACAGACTTGGTACGTTAATTGACACTATCCGTAACTAACTACAGACCTTAACTCCGTAGAGTTTTTCAAACCGATCAGCATCACTACGATCATTAACCATCGGCTCACCTCTGATATTCAAACTTGTATTAAGTAACATAGGACAACCTGTTAAGGTAAACCATTTTTCTAACAGTTGTCTTACACCTGAGTTACTATCTTTAGGAACTGTTTGTACACGACTGGTTCCATCTTTGTGTATAATAGCAGGAAACTCTCCTGGCTTTTTACAACGAGCCACTGTCTGCATATAAGGACTTGTTGGAAATCCTGTAGGCATTTCAAAATACTCATCAACAAACTCTTCTAAGATGATAGGTGCAAAAGGTCTAAACTTTTGTCTACGTTTAATTTCATTTACTTGATCTTTTATTTCTGGACCTCTTGGGTCTGCTAGTAATGATCTGTTGCCTAGAGCTCTTGGGCCAAACTCTGCACGACCACTTGCTACTCCTACTATCTTACGATTAAACAATTCGTCTAATACAGCATTAACAGGATACTTGCCCTTGATGTTTGTGCCTAGGTAAGGATGCACCCAATTAACCTTACGACCATAAGCCAAAGCCGCGGCTCCTAGACTAGATCCACAGTCGCCAGGGTTAGGCATAATCCAAATATTTTTAAAGTATGCTCCTATGTGTTCATTGGCTAGACAGTTAAGAGCAACACCGCCCATATAAACTAAATTGTTACTACGTCCTATTTTTCTAGCACGTGCCATAACTTCATGTAGTAAAGTTTCTAGTACGCTTTGTGCTGAAGCGGCAACTTGATAGTCAGACATTTTAGGATCATAGTCATCACAACCTAGGTGCAGGTTCTCTTTGAATTTAATTTCAGCACGGTCTTCTACAAAGTCATTGATCATATCAAACTTAGGTAAACTATAAGCGGCCATACCCATTAAAATATATTCTTCATCTAAAGGTCTAAGTCCTGCACGTTTAGTCATCGCTGAATAAAACAAGCCCATTGAATGAGGATACTTCTGTGTCCATAACTTTTTGTATTTGGCATAACCTTTACTATCATATTCTGCTGACCATATACTAATAGTATCAAACTCGCCTATAGCATCAATAACTACAACAGTAGCATCGTTATAAGGGCTAGTTTGAAAACCAGCGGCCGCATGTGATAAATGATGATTGTTTGTTTGCACAGGAACTGATTTTATTTTATTAAAAATGTTTTTAGGAATTTGCTGTTCGAGTATTTGTCGTACAGTGAGTTTATCCCACTCTATACCTTGTCCTGTTCTTATTTGACGTAGTTGTTTTAACCAAGGACGTTCATAGTAACTAATCTTTTTTAGTTGTCCGTAGTCAAATTCACGGAATTGCTCTCCACTTAACAAGTGATCATTTTTCTTTTTTGAATAACGTTCACTGTGACTTGCTAATACAATATCGCCGTTATCATCAATAACAGTTATACCAGCATCATGAAAGCCTGAACTAATCCCCAAATAACTCATCTGATCTCTTTTCTAATTCTTCTAATAATGCAAGTTTTTCTTCCTCTGTATAATCCCACCACTTTTCTATTTCTTCTGGTGTACGTTGGCAACCAAAGCACTGTTTAGTTACTGGATTTTGACTGCAAACACCTATACATGGACTTTTGATTTCTTCACTCATTTGTAGATGAAAGGATCCTTCTTCCTTAGCTCTTTCAGTTTTTTACGATAACGTAATTCTAACTTAATCTTGTTTATTAAATTTTTAATCCACTTCATAACCTAATCTCTTCATTTGTTGTTGTTTAAAATCTTCGTCACTCCAACAATAGTCATATGTTGCTGTGTATCCGTTAACTTCAATTTTATATATGTCTAGATAATTACTTAGCCTGTTCCAAATAGCCTGTTGATCTTGTGTACCGAAACTACGTTCTAAATCAATCTGTCCTAGATGCAAATACCCTAAACTTAATTTTGTATCTCGAGGGTCAAAGCTGTTTTTTAATAACCAGTTTTCAAATAGTAATTGTTCTTCATCATGCCAAGGACAATTATTATTTCTTACAACATCCTTTGCCCACTCTACGTCAAACTCTCCCGAATAATATTGTAGGTGTGTTATTGCTTCACAGGTTGCTTCATCTAGATCTGGCGCACCTTCATCACGAAATACTTCAAACAGTGTTTTACCTATTTGCGTCCAGTGCATGTAGACATGCCCAAACTTACGATCATAACCATTTGTTAAAAAGCCTTGTCTGTGTTCGTCTGTTAAATGCTTTCTATTTACGTTAAAGAATGTTGTAATTTGACTAGGTCTAACCCACTCAGGTTCTAGATAATCCTGTCTCTGACTTAATATTAAACTTTCTATCTCGTGACATAAATTGTTTAACTGTCTTATTGCATACTTTGTTTCGTCGTTAGCTAAATCATAATACGGACTTGGGTGTTCTACTGTGCCTTGAAGTACTTCAAAGTGGTTATGTAACTCATTCATTACTTCATCTTTAATAAAGAGGCCGACCCTTGTGTTTACTCTTGATTCCTCGTATACGTATCCGTTCTTAACACCGTACTCTGCAGGCCATCTTACCTGATCTGGAGTGTAATGTGTGAAAATTATGTAAGGTTCTAGCCCCTTACTTTGCCAAAGACCTGAGTAGTTAAACATGTTAATTGTCATAACATGTTTATTAAGTTCATCACACAACAAATCAAGTGTTCTTTGTGTTTTTGGAAATCCTAGAAAGCAATAATTTTTTTCTAAATGTAGATTGTCTTTGACTATTTCTTCTAGACTAGATACCCAGTCCTGTGCTAACTGTGTATCATTAGGAACTATGTAATAGTCTAAGGTATCTTGCTTGTTTAACGGATTGCGTAGAGTAACTTTAACTTCCAATTGAATCCCACCATTCTAATACTGCTTGTCTATTTGATAGTATATCACGCAGTGTAAGTTTATCGTTTCTAATTTGTTCTAGTTGTAATATTCTTTGTTTGCCTTTACGTAGACCTTGTTCATATTGATCTGGCCATTGTTCAGCAAACGTAGGTCTATTTTTAAGTTGTAACATTACATCTTTCATAGCACCATTGGGTAGAGTATTTACAATTTCGTCTACCCATGGATGTAATAATTCTTTAGGAAGTGCTAGTGGACTTAGAATAATGTCCGGCGTAAAACTAAAAATTACTTTTGCGAGGACTTCCGTCCCGCGGCTTTCTGCGAAGTCTTGGATTCGTTTGACTTCGAAGAGTCCTGGTAATGTCGCAGTAAAATCGACACGAACTTGGCGGCTCGTATTTGCTGTCGCAACTGCTTGATCATAATTTTCAACCCATTGATTATATTTGAGACCTGTTCTAATGTACTCTCCAATCTCTTCTGTTCCATCAATTGACGCACAGATTTGCCAATCACGTAGATTAGGTAAAATATCATTGAAGAGGCTAATGCCACGATGAGCCACACGACTGAGGTTTGTATTGTACCTTGCATATACATTTGCTCCATCACCGAGTTGGATAATTCGATTCATATACGTCCAGTGTTGTTCGTACATTAAAGGTTCCCCACCTACCCAGTAGACTTCTTCAACTCTATGTTCTTCTACTGCTTGAGCAAACTCTTGCTCAATTTGCGTGTCTTGAAACTTTTCGATATCCTTTTTGATTTCTGGCTTCATCCAATTGTTTTTAGGATTATGCCAGTTAATCATATTATGTTGTCTTTGTTCTGATTCCCAAGCACTGGACAACATATCTCCACAAGTACGGCACTTGAAGTTACAAAGGTTACTAAAACGGTAGTCCCACGACACAGGTTGCATTGTTGTAAACCCATCCTCGTCTGTGGTTTCCCATATCTTTGCATAGTATTTACTGGAAAACAAGTGGTCAAAATAACTACGGTAAACGTCTGTGTTTAATAACTTACTATTACACACGTCACACTCTGGCAAGGTTTCGCCTGCCATCATACGCTTACGCACTGACTTCATATGGTCTGAATTCCAGTGTTCTTCTAAGGTAATAGGAATGTACTTGCCTGTTCCGGCTTTGGTATCTATGTATTGTTCAAAGTTTTGTGCTTCTTCACGACTAGCACAGCACATACGTCTTTCTGTTTGTGGACTTAGATATGTATGTGTCCAAGGAGCCATACACAAGGTAGCAGGTCTGTTCTTAGGTTCGTTCATAGCCTATTGCGTCTGCTAGTTCAGGATGATGATCCCAAAGGTTTTCATTTCTTATTTCATCTTTTTGCTTAATTTTTTTCAACAATGTTTCTCCATTGCTACTAGCACCTTGCTCCATAAAATTAATAGCATTTTCAAACTCTTTCTTATGTTGACTGCTTACCTTTGCTAATGATAGCTTTGCAATAGCACGTATTTTAGCCAATGGGTGTAGACTTCGTATACTAACCGACTCTTCTTCGTGTAACATATTCCAGTATACATTATCAAACTTTTGCTCGTCAATCCAGTTTGCTAGTCCTTCAAGATACATTACATTAAACACATTAATAGTTGAACATACCTGTAAATGAATATTACCTAATTCCTTTTTTAATTGTTTAAACTTATTAACATTTTCCGTAACCTCGTCCCACTTGGCATTCTTACGTTGGTACTCAAAACGTTCTTTAACATCATCAATACTAAATGCTATTTCAACTAACTTAAAATGTTTCCATATATTAATAGCGTTCTCTGGGTATTGTGTGCCGTTAGTGTTGTAATGTATTTCAACATTGCCTGCAATACCCAGGTCAACTAACTTTTCTAAAAACTCAAAGTGTTCTTTAATTAAAAAAGGTTCACCACCTGTAAATTCTAGATAACGTATTTCATGACTATGTTCGATTAACTTCTCCCAGAAGTGGAGTTGTTCTCTTGGCCATCTTCCTAATTCTATTGTTTTGTAAGCATAACTAGATTTTTTATTTTCTTTTGGTAACTCTTCTGTTGCAATTTGACTGGATGAATAACTGCCACATATACGACATTTTAAGTTACAGATGTTACCTACTTTAAGATCATACATTAATAATTCTTTACGATCTTCCGTCCAGGTTTGGTTCGCAATACCTAAGTGTTTTAATCTGTCTAGTGTGTTTAATCGTTTACTGACTCCGCCACTGTCCTCTACTCTCCAACATTTAGCACAGGTCTTTGGTTTTTTATTTGCTAAAAAGTCACGTCTAAGTTGCTTCATTGAATGAGCATCTAACACATCATCTAAAGAGTTTTTTGTTACTGTTAAAATATCACCCTTTTCATCTTTGATTGTTTCTTCTGCTAGACAACAAACAGCATGTTCACCACTTGGTTGTATTTCTAATGCTACCCAAGGTAGCACACAAAAGTTTTCATTGGGTAAATTTAAACTCTTAATTCTAGATTCTAATGTTGAGTGATCTGTTTCCTGCTGTGCTTGATTAATTATCTTATATTGATCTCCGTTAACTAACACTGCTGTAAAAGGAATAGGGTCGTAGCTAAACTCACGTGTAACACGTTCAATTTCATTAACAACATTTTTGTCTTCTGTAACAATCATAACAAAGAAATTTGATATATCTAAACTATTAATAATGTTCTGTAGATCATTTAAAGTTGAAATGTCAGGCATACTAATAACGATACGTTCATTATCTTCGTATTTTTCTTTTTGTATTGTGCGTAATTGTTTGACTAAATCTTTTGTTCCGTCAACTGAGTGCACCGTATACTGTATAGACAACAGTTTAATTATTGATTCGTATTTCATCTAACTCCGGTATTACTTCTGATATGTTTTCGTTTCTAATCTTGTCTAACTCTGTCATTCGTTCCCAAAACTTAGGCAGTAACTTAGTGTTGTCTGTTTCTAAAAAGTTTAGTGCAGATTCAAATCCCACTGTTGCTCTATTTAACTTGTCTAAAGGTCGTAGCCATTCTAAGTGTTGTTCATACTTAGCACGTATCTTTTCTTTATATTGTTCAGGTGCAATATCAATACGTAACCACGCAGGGTCTTGCAAGATATTAACATTTAAGTCCTGAGGTTTAATAAATCCACGTTCTACCCACTCTCTATGAAAGTCAGGCAAATGTAGTGCATTTTGTATACTCAATGTAGGACTAATATAAAAGTCAACATTAGGACATTGTTCTAACATCAACTGTCTATTCTTTTCTACCTCTGCCCAGTCTGTGCCTGCTCTAATATATTCAGCACGTGGTCCCATAGCATCTAAACTAGCACCTACTGCTACTGAATCAAACTTACGCCAATAGTCAAACACATAACGATCTTTTAGTTTTGTTTTAGTAAAGTTTGTATTGTAGATTAATCTTACATCAAAGCGTTTACGCTTTTCTAATTCTTCTAAAATAACATAGTGTTCATCCATCATCAATGGTTCACCACCTGCAAAATATATTTGCTCTACATAGTCTAGGTGTTCCATTAACTGTTCGATCATATCTGTTTCATGCCTGCCTGCCCAAAACAAAGGCTTATTTGATTTGCCCCACCCTTCGCCAGCAAGTTTAACTTGATCTTGATACCAGGAACTACTAAAGATATGTCCGCAACTACGACATGATAAGTTACATAAGTTACTAAAACGTATATCCCAATATGTCATTTCAAACGGAGGATCTAAGTCAACACCTTTTTTAATATGATGGCCATGATGTTTGTTTGCTGACTTACGTCCCGAAAAGAAACCTGACTTCTCCTGTTCATAACATCTAGTACACGCAGGATTTTCTCTTTCATTCAGCATGTCATCACGTAACTTAATAGTCTTATCATTAGACCATATTTCTTTCATTGACTGCTGTTGACAGTTACCTAGTTTCTCAGGCATTTCGGCATGACAGCAAGGATAAGCATCACCTGTTGGATAACTATGTAAGTGTATCCAAGGATACATACAAAACGTTTTAGATTCTGTTAACAAAAACTTTTCACGGTCAGTTAATTGATCTAAACTTATTTTTACTGGTTCTGATGAATTGTAGTTATAAGCCATTGTACCATTCCTCTAGTTCAGGAAACGTTTCTGTAAAGTTTTTGTTTCTGCGTTCATCGTATTGTTCGTAAAAGTTTTTAAAATCGCTTAATAGTTTCTGTTCTTCAAACGCATCTGAATGTGGTTTATCTACTAATTGTAAATAGTCAATTAATCTATCTATATGATTATGTTCAAACTCATGTAGCCATTCGCCATAGTTTGTTTTAAATATTCCTAGTCTGTTGGCCTGAGCTATCCTAAACTCTTTGTCTAATACTAAAGGTGATTGGAAACTAGGAAAGCGTAGAATGTTTAGAGTGAAGTTAACAGCATCTTGTCCGTACTGTTTTTTCCATTTAACTATTTGTTTTAACAAGTAAGGTAGTGAGATCAAACATAAACTGTTGACTGTACACATCACATGTAGTCCGCGTAACTTTTTACTTTCTAATAGATATTCAACATTCTGTAGCCATTGCTGATAATCTAAACCATCTCTAATATATTCAGCATGATCGTATGTTGCTTCACAACTTGTATATAAGTCTAATTCAACGTCACCAGCGGCTTCTAGTAAACGATCTATTTTATCTTGTTCCATAGCAAGATTACTATTAATAGCAAGACGTGTTTGACTTTTACCTTTGTTCTCTTTAAACCAATCTAATAATTTCCAAGTGTATCCTGACATCAATGGCTCACCACCTGTTATTCTAAGTTCTCTAAGTGTTTTGTGTAGGTCTGATTCCCACCACTTGAAGAAGGCTTCAACATAAGGATTATGCTGATGAATAGTATAAAGTTGACTGCTATCGTGAGTATGAGTAAAGTGGTTGCGACCGTCACTAACCAAGTTGGTATAACTACCGTGTTGCTTAATATCGCGAACCCAAGCACTGCTAAAAGCGGGATTGCAATAACTACAAGCCAGCTGGCAAGTCCTATCAAAAGCAATTTCCAAAGTTCTAAGGTCAATATCTTGTGTCCAAGGGGCATTGTATGCTTCATCCAATTCTTCATCTGTGTATATCCTTGTTTTATCTACACGGTCTGATATCTTATCAGTACCCATGTCTTCAATTTTCCAACAGTATTCACAACCTGCTGGTCTTTCGCCATCTTTCATCATTTGGCGTTCTTGTTTTTTTCTATAGGTATTGTGTAATGCTTTGGGATTTGCTTTAACTTCTTCTACTGTTACCTGGTGTGGTAAAGGATGGTGACAACTAGTAGTTTGTCCTGAACCTAGCCATATGGTAGCATTGTACCATTTAGCACCACAGAATGATTCAGACTTGATATCTATTACTCTGCGTTTATATTCTAGATCTGTTTCGTTATGAATTTTCGGCATGCCACTTACACTCTTGCCAGAACTCTTTCATCTGAGGGAAGGTTGCTAGAAAGTCTGTTTTACGTCTTTTATCATACTCATTAAAGAATCTATAAAAATCAGCTCGTTGCTCATACAAATATTTTTTACTTAACTTTTTACCTTTCTTCATCCATTCGAAATCTCTTCGTAGTCTTTGTATCTCATAATCTTTAAATCCGTCAAACTTATCACTACCTTCTTCTAATTTGTTTAACTCCATCCATTTAATTACGTTCTCTAAGATACGACTATAACTTGCTGGTAGTATTTGTAAACTCTGCCAACTTGGTGTTCTTAACACAGGAGTATCAAACCAGACACGTTGGTATGTTGAACTATACATTCTACGCAATTCTAAAATTTCTTCTAATTGCCGTTGTAGACCTAACAAACTTAAATTATTCATTGTAATAATAAATGTTAAACTATTCCTTTCTGGAACTTCTACCAGGTACCGATGTAGGTAACTATGAAATCGTTGAGGCATAAGACCATGTCTTATATATTGAGCATGGTCTGGATTACCAGTGTCTATACTCACATACTGCATAAAGTGTTCAATACGTTCACCCTTACAAAGTTGTTTTACTTTGCCTAGATAGTCTTCAAATAATTTAGGTTCTACAGAAAAGTTTGATGTTACGTCTACATGTAAATCACTTTTAGGACTTGCTAAAATATAATCAAATACCCTATGTGTATTCTTATCCATTAATGGCTCACCGCCAGTCATTCTAAAATGTTTAAGTGATCCGTATAGTTCAGGCCACCATTTCCAAAATGCTTCTACATAGGGATTTTCTTCTCTGACTGGAATTGGCTTGCGTCTTCCTTTAAAATGTTCAGGATCGTTGTGTGGTGTTGAAGTAGGATAAGCACCCCAACGTTCTATGTCTTTGCCCCATTCAGTTGAGAACTGTGGTGAACAATAACTACATGCTAGGTTACAAGCATGACTAAAATTAACTTCTACATAACTAGGTGTTACATCTTGATCCCATGGATTATTAACAATGTTATCAAAATGCTCAGCGGCCCAGGGCTCACCAGAACGATAATGTCTGTCTGACATTTCTCCTAAATCTTCCATGTGCCAGCAGTAGTTACACTCTTTAGGACGAGCACCTTCTAACATTTTTTTACGTTGTTGTTTTTTATGTTCTGTATTGTGTAAACGACTAGGATGGAACTCTAAAGGCTTAGCATCTATTTCGTGTAAAGGAGGATGATAACAAGAGTTATTTAATCCTGTTGGTAAATGTAAACTTACCTGTTGCCATTTAGCTAAACATAAACTAGGGCTAACAGAATCTAATTTTTCTTTAATTCTTTCAGCGTCAGAAAGAAATGTACTCTTAGTCATTGATTTTTCCATATTTATCGATATTTCTATTAGTATTTAAGCCTATATATAGCCTTAGATATATTATTCTCTGTCCATAATACCAGTATTGGTAAATTGACTTTTGTAATGGTGCTTAAAAAATTTACTTTGTTCTGCTGTTAGTTCTACTACTGCTAGATCCAACCTACTAAGTTCTTTACCATTGTCACGTGCTATTGTTTCTACATCGTCAGATTGTAACTCACTCCATAGATTTGCTAAGTTATCAAACCATTGTACTTCTCGATGATCCCAGTTACTTAGCATAGTCATTACTGTGCCTTGTCTAGCACCAGCCATGGCCCATATACCATTCTCAACATCACGGCCTACGTTATGCCAAATCGTTAAATGATCTAAATTACGTCCGTGTGCTTTTTCTTTAAACTCTTCTACTGTAGGTTTAGTACCACGATCCAGACACATCTTAACACCTTCTCTAAATCCTGCTCGCCATGCTTGGAAAGGAGTTTGGTTGGGATATGTTGTTGAATAGCAATCATTCATTGGCCAATATAAAGGATCAAAACAAAACTCTACATTAGTTTCATCGTCGCCATCACTGTTCTCATGCGTCTTCATATTAAATATGAATTCTTTGGTCCAAGAACTAAGTCCACCATTGCCATACATTAAACCGTTAATATGATTCCGAGCCCTCCAACGGAACACACTGTCTTTATTGTCATTATCTAACTCTAACTGTAGATTAAAAAAGTTTGGATCAGGTAAATTGTCGCCATCTATTAGAATAAATCTATCTGTAGTACTGGCATCAGCCGCGGCTTTATGTGCGGCATCTGATCCTTTAACTCCGTCTACACGAACAGCCCAAGGTACCATGTTTTGAATCTTAATCCAAAACTCTTCTTTTTGTGGTTCATCATAACTAAGATAAACACAATCTAAATCTGCGATATCAATTATTTCTGACATAGTTTTCTTTAATATGTTTTGTTATATCTAATGCTTCTTGTACTGTCATAAATTTCAATGGCTTAGTATGAAACTTAATACTATGGTGTTGTTTCCAATCAACATTATAAAAGTCTTCCCAACTATCGATTGGAGGTTGACTTTGCCATTTAGTACAAAACCAGTTGTTGTCTAAATGTGTTTTATATATACCCAATAGTTCGTACTCACTAAACCATTGATCCTCATGAAAGGTTTTTAAATTAGCAATAGCACTCAAAAAATCTGTTTGATGCTTATCTTCTATGTGCTGTTTAAGTTCGACCCAATCACTTTTAAAATAAGGCATAAGTTCATTGACTAAACTAACATTTTCTTTTCTATTCATGCCAATTATTTTTTCTACCCATTGAGCATAAATTTCCTGAAATGGGTTCCATACATCTTCTGCTTTAAAGTTAAGTTTATCGTTTTTAATGTATTCAAATGGTTCAAGCAAAACAATATCTGAATCTTGTATTAAAAATACATCACTATCAAAATGATCTAACGCACATAACTTAAATGCCTGTTGCTTAAACCAATTTTTATCTCTCCAGAATGTTAAATTATAATACTGTTCAAAATATTGATCATCTAAAATTGTAAACTTACTAGAGTCTATACTAAATTGCTCAAATAGATTATCAAATGTTTCTTGTGAATAAGGACTAAAAATATATGTCTTGTCTATATGTGGGATTAGGTTACTGTCAAAACTTAAAGTAACCATAGTTTCATTGATCCTACTAGGACCAACACACATTATTCTAGATATGTTTTTCAATTCCATAGTAATCCACATCTGGATATTCTTCATTGTCATCAATGACTATTCCAGCATGATTCTTTACTATTTTAACATCTTTTATACCTTGAGTCAAACTAAAATAATGTTTATTTGTTGGTAACTTTTCAACTAATTTACCGTCAATGACCCACGAGAAATTAAATTTCTGAGCAACATAAAACTCTCTGGTTATGTTAATCCAGTTGTCTCCTTCAGGAAATGTATTAGCGGCTAGGAACTGTACTTTGCCCTGTTCATTGTAGTAAGCACGATATTCTTCAACCACATTGATTGGTTTAACCATTTCCCAGGCTTTACATAAGGATATGTCTGTTTCAGATAAAGGTTTTGTCATAATAGTGTACTGGTTGATATTGATTTAAATTATTGATACGTATCATATTATTATCATGTTCTACTAATACATGATCCCGCCACGGTTGATCCTCATTCCATCCTTGTATTTGTGGTTTCATATGAACAAAATTGAAAAAATCTAAAGTTGGTATTATACAATTTTCTTCTCCAATAATTTTAGCAGTTATAGCATATACTACATCAGTGGTTGGTCGTTTATCGTAATTTTTTAGTTGTTGTTTAACTTGATCCCAGTTTTGGTAAATGTCTCGGGCAGTCTTAAAAAAGTCTGTAGCAGTTTGACTAAATCTAAAATACATCATTCCATTATACACATCTGGTAAATCATTAATCTTAAATAAATTTCTATAAGCACTATCTTCAACTATGTTGTTGTGATGATCACGGCAATGGTAACTTAGGCAGATTTCTTTTAATCTTAAAGCAGGTAACCAATGACTGATATCACCAGTAAACAATAGATCACTTTCTAGTTTAATTGTTTCTTTAAATGGTGTAAGCCAAAATGCTTGCCATTCATTACTTAATTTCCAATCTTCATTATTAGCATAATCAATAGTTAATTCTATAACATGATCAAATACTTGCCTATGTTCTTCTGTAACTAACTTTGCTGTAGATGAGTCTACTACGACAGCATACTCATTTGACTTCTGTGTTTGTTTAATATTTTTTGCCTGTTCGTAGGCTAAATTTAGATAATCAACATCTGTAGTATTCTGAGCAAAGGTTAAAAACCCAAATTGACTTTTAAATTCACGCATTAGTGGCTTCCTTGATTAATTGCTCACACTGGTCGCTCAATAAAAACTCTTTACTGATTATATGTAGATTTTGTTTTGGAATTACATAGCCTTGATCTTTTGTTTTAATTATCAATTGATTATCTCGTAGAACTATATTATTAACCTGTTGGTTAACAGTTTTAATAGCCCAAGGAATATAGTTACTGCTGTCTTGTATATATCCATTTAACATATTGTCAGCAATAGTGAAAGCATAATCATTTCTATAGTTACCGCGAGGAAAGTTATATAGTTTAGAATAGTATGCATAATATTTTTCTATACGCTTAACGAGATCAAATAACATTTTGCTCTTTGGTGTTTTATTAAAAACAATAACAGTTGCCCATAAACTTTCTAAACTGTATTTTCCAATACTGTTAGACGTTGGCTGATTGATATAGTCATTACTGCCAGCAATTTTATAATCATCTGTAACTTCAAGTATTTTTAATAAATTATCATCCATTACTAGATAGTCTGAATCTAACAATATTGTTTGATCATATGGTGATAACTCATATGCTTGATATCTACCACTGTTGTTCCATTGTTCAAATTTGTTAGAATCAATATTGTATCTAACATTAGTAGTAGATTCTACAGTAGGTTCCACTATAGTTACTGGTAAATTTAGGTAATGATTAATTAATTGTTCAGCACGACGGGCAATAGCAACGTAATCTATTGTTTCTGTGTTTTTAGCAAATATTAATACGCCTTTAGATTTTTCTGACACGTTTGAGTTTTTCATGTTCGATATGCCACTCATTCATAACTGCTTGATAGCACTCTTTGGCTTTGGTTAATAGCTCTTCTCTTTTAACTTTAATAGGATTGTTATAAACATCTTCTAAGAATAGTTCTTCATTAGTCCATGTTGCTAGAAAACTAATTAAATCTGTGGTTATTAAAAATAAGCCACCATTATAGGTCACATGAAGATCCGTTAAGATTTTTTCTTTAAGTTGTTTTTTATTCTTTTGGTAGTCTGTGGCTACCTTAATTTGATCTACTATTTGTTCTGGAGTCGACATATATGTAATTATCTCTTTTTGTTGAGGTCAAAATAAAAGCACCATTTTAGGTGCTTTTATTCTACTATACTTTCAATAGTTTGTCAAGTAACTACTTAAACATCTGCTACTACTGGAGTACCCCAGGAATTTGCTAAGTATGTTTCTTCTGGATTAACTATGTCAATTCTGTTACGCATTGTCATGCTAATTGTATCATTTGCTGTACCGCCAACGTTGTATGAACTGTCAGCCGCACCGTCATTGTAATCAACTGTGAAAGTAATTACTGTACCTAGGCCGCCATTACTGCCAGCATCACCTGTGACTTTGGCTTTGATATCAACATAGTTAGCAGTATAAGCCGCTACTGTGTCTGTTAATCTTAAGATTGTTTGGTTAGTACCAGTTAAGTCCCAGAAACCAATTGCCAGACCGTTTGTGGTTACTGTGTAACCAGTGCCTGATCTTGAACTAGACTTACCATCTAAACTAAGTGTACCAACACCGTTGTTTAACAAGTTAGTCCATGCTGTTTCTTTAGCAGTATCAGTACCACTCGCTGTAGATAGGTCTAAGTTAAGTCTGCCACCTGCGTTAAAGAAGTAACGAGCATGATCAGCACTAGCAAAAGTCACTGTGTGTGTTTTTTGATGTGTAGTAGGAGTACCTGAGCTCCAAGTATTATCTAGGTTACTACCAGTTGTTGTAGAACCACGTGTGCTGTTAAAACTATCTTTGTTTGTGTTAATTGTTGTTACTGCTGTTACTACGTTAGCAAATGCTTCAATAGTAGCACCTGAAGTAATACCAATGTTACTACCTGTTGCTAGTTGAGCACCTGTGCCGCTTTGGTGTGCTAGTGCTTTGTTTACTGTTGAAACTAAGCCTGCCCATTGTGTAGCTGTTACGTCATCACCTGCTGTGACAGCATTAATTTGTGATACTGTTTGACCATAACCCGAGTCACCATTGCCAACTCCCCATACATACGCAACATTATTTGGGGTGCTAGTGTATGTACCTGAAGTGTTTCCGGCCCAAGCTAAGAGGTTATAATCTAACGATTGTATCAAACCACCTGATGTGTATGCCATTTTTTTATTTCCTAAAAATTATTTGTGTATCTAAGAGCTACTTAAAGTAGTCTACTTAAAGTAGAAAGAAGTTAAATTCTATATTAATTATTTATCTTAACTATAGATTCTACTACGCCTAACCCGTCATTTTCCTTAGATTCTAAAGCACGACCAATGACATTAAACGCTGTTATTTCGTCATTTGTTGCCGCTCTTGCCAGGCCGTTACCAGCTGACACTAATCTATCGCCTTTATTTACTCTTCCTGTTACTTTAACTGGTACTCGTCCTGACATAGCGATTGGAGGATGAGTTTCATTTGTTCCGGCGTCACCATTCATTAAGAATCCTGCCGCTGTTGATATCACGCCAAACACAGCATCACTTAATGCTTGTTTAACCGATGTTACTTCTTTGTCGCCGCCTAGTTCAACAACTGTGCCTGGCTCGTACACGCCGTCTGCTTCAAAACGTTCAGCCAAGTCAGCGTAGGACGCTGTGATTGCTTGTCCACGGAATGTTGTTGCCCATACATTAGCAAAGTTATAACTACTAGATCCAATTTCAATAGTGTTATCAGAAACAGGAAGTACCTGTGCTGATATCGTTGTTATTCCGTTTAGTGCTGTAGTGTCTGAGTGTGTCACAGCACCAGTAAGTGTACTTGCGCCTGTAACTGTTAAATCATTTGATGTTGTAAGTTTAGCAGTAGCACCATCAATCTCAAGTGCTTTAGTACTTACACCACCTTTGTTAACATATAGATTAATATCTTTGTCGGACGTTCCATTGGTAATATTAATATCACCTGAACTAGAAGCAATAGTTAAGTCTGAAGCAACCTGTAAACTACCAACACCTAGTTGATATGCTGTAGTATCTGCTTGATCACTTCTTAGGAAATCACTTGCTGGAACACCTTGAAGTGTTGACGCAGTAGTAACTGTACCTGTAAACAACGCACCAGCAATACTTGTTGACAAGTTAAAGCCCGGAACGATTGTACTAAATCCTGAAATACCTGTACCTGGAGTAAATGTTGAATCCTTACTTAGAATAGCAACTACGGTGTTACTAATATAAAATTTAACAACAACATGACTGGCCGCACCAGTATCAAGAATTGTTTCAACGACTGTTCCTGATGTACCTGATGATGTTGTATAACTAGGACCTACTGTGATCCAAGTTGATCCACTCCATACTTTTAATTGTGCGTTTGCTGAGTCATACCATAAGTCACCTGTAATTGGCGCACTTGGTTGTGAACTACCACTTGCTGAACTTGAAATTGGTTTCCACTGTGAACCATTGTAAACTTTTAATAAACTATTTGTACTATCATACCAAAGTTGACCTGCTAATGGTGACACTGGTGCTGATGAGTTGTAAAAGTTTTCAAGCAGTTTGACATAATTTTCGTTTAGAAAAATACCATAACCAGCATAGTTTTTACCTATCATGGTTAAACTGGTTGAGGTGGTATTTACGGTACCGTCTGCTACCGATGCTATCGTTGATCCTGCTGTAGTAGTAATTGTATATGACATTTTTATTACCTAATTATATATGTTATTTATCTTATGATTCGCGTTGGAACCAAAAATCACCATCGTTAGAACCTATATCATTCACACCTGGATCTGGTTCAGCTGTACTTACAAATTTAGCACTTCCGTCCCACCAAGTTGTTGCTGTTTTAACAAATTGTGTAGTTGCTATTGCGGCATTACCTGTGCCATTATATGTATCTGGCTGTGTATCTGATGTTGCGCCACTTTCTAAATGAACTCCACCTGCTGTAGCAGACATTACAGCAGTACCATCAAGTACTAGGTTTGCTGTTGCTGTACCGCTATCATTAATCCATAAATGGCTATTAGAACCATCGTAGATTTTATATTTGTAGAATCCTGAGTTATTAATTACAAATTCTGTAGTTGCTACTGTCGTATCTGCTGTACCAACTGATTGTGTTGGAGCATATAAGTTACCTGTGATTGTGCCAGTACCAGCAACATTTAAGTTTTCGTTTATACCAACACCGCCACTAACTATTAACGCACCTGTTGACGCCGATGTTGACGTTGTTGTATCACTTAGTGTTAAGGATTTAGCAATAAGTTTACCAGTAGACCCATCTACACCCAATGTTAATGTATTTGTTCCGCTAACATTACTGTAAAAATTTATATCACCATTTGAATTTTTATTTTTAACTTCAATATCTGTACCATTAACAACTAAAGTTAAATCACTGTCAACACCTACCGCAAGACCTGTATCATTTAAAATACTAAGTGTACCAGAGGTTGTGTCGTTGGTATCTGATCTTAAATAACTTGCGGGTGGTTGACCACCTAAATATGAACTGTTATTTGCTAATCCCCAGAAACTTCCTGAACCAACACTAGTATTAGCATTAGTACCTGGTTTGATTGAACTAAATCCAACAATGGCATTTGCTGGAGTAAACTCACTGTCTGTACTGTAAATTGCCTGACGTACACCATTTAATTTAACACTAACAACATCATGTAAAAGTGTACCATCTGAAATCTGTTCCCAAACTGCTCCACTGTTATTTCTTTGTGGACCAACTAGAATCCAACCACTAGCACTGTATGGACTAGTACCATTATAGATATATAATTGATTATAAGCAGTGTCCCACCATAAATCACCAGCGATAGTTGTTGATGGTGCTGTTGTCTGTGCTGTACAACTAGAAACTACTTTAAATTCTGTGCCAGTATAAACACGTAATCTTTTGTCTGATGTGTTCCACCATAACTGTCCTGATAATGGATTACTTGGACTTGTGCTATAAGCGAAGTTTTCAACCAGAGCAACTAAATCGTTAGCAATTAATTCTCCATAGTTCGCATAGTTACGACCAATCAATGTTAGACTAGTAAAACTGGTGTTTATGGTACCGTCTGTTATAGTTCCTAACGTTGTTCCGTCTGTTTTAGTTATAGTGTACGCCATTCTCTTTTCCTAGCATTATGTTAAGTTAGTTAGTGTTTGTATTCTAACTGTATAATCAATTTGTATTAATCTATTTAATGATTTTTGTACAGGACTAAAAATCACATGTGTTAATAATTTTCCTGTGCCAACTCCACTAGAACTATATCCTTTAAGTCCTAATTCATCAAATACAAAATTACCATTTAAATTTTGACTGTTGTCAAACACTGCTTGGCCACTTGGTTCACCATAATCTAATAGACAACTTACAACAATATCTGTATAAATTTGTCCAGGCGTATGTGTTACAACAATTTTATTTCTGGTTGAATCTGTATTTGCTGTGTTTGTATTATCAACAATTTTATAATATTGTGGACTATATAAATCAGCATTCTGTACATTGGTATTTGTTGGTAAGTATGTGATAACACCTGTTGGGTCAACAGTTGTTCCGCCATTGCCAAAGTGCATTTCTGTAATGAAATTAGTGCTTTTGTTTGCTACACTAAGTGCCAATGCTTCACTCATATTTTCATAGTGAATAGCGTTTCTTTTATCAACAAAAATTTCTTTTGTTTCAGGATCGAAGATCTTAATGTGACCTTGTAGGTGTACACCACCCACTTCATTAGGCACTTTTTGAGTTTGATTTTCTAGCATTTTATTGTCCATACTCTTATTTATTTCATTATTAACCATGTAGTTTACCACGCTGTCCTAGCACACCTAATCCATGTGTCTGTATCTACACAAATGTAAACATAGTTTGCGTCATATTGTATATCACCTTTTGTACCCGTGTCACTAGCAGAACTAGGAGTAGCGTTAGTGAAAGAGGCTGTGTAGGCTGTTGACTGTGCTGTACTATCAGGGAATGTCATGTTACCATCATTGGCAAATAACCACGACACTGAATTTTCACTGCCATTGTAAACAGTAATGTTTGCTTCTTGTCCAATCTCAATTGAGTTTGTTAAACTAACATTTCCAGAGTTGGCCGCTGATATTGATGATCTACCATTGGTAGGTGCTTTTAAACTAAGTTGTGGATACAGTCCTAAGTTACCTTCAAACACTTCGGCTAAGTCAGGGAATCTAATCCCTGGGAAAGCACTATCACTAGGGTTAATTATTAATGATAATGGTTGAGGTTCTGTTCCTTGTATCGTTAGGTTGCCTGTAATTTGAGTTGTTTCTGTGTGTGTAGCAACTACGTTAGCAAATAAACCGTAGTCAGCTGATACATTACCAGTGGTAGTTACTGCTGAAGATTCTATAGGCAGTGATGTTGTTATTGTTGAACCATCTGAACTAATTTCAGCACCACCTAAATAAATTGTTGATCCACTTAGATATAAATCATTCCATTGTGCTGTCAATGATCCTAAATTATAAGTTACATTAGCACTTGGTACTAAGTTACCAAATGTTGCTGTACCATCAGTAATATCACTTATGTCACTTACTATACTATCAATTTGTGCTGATTGTATTGTGTTTGCTAGTGTTGTTGATGTTGTTAAATCAGCAACGTTGGCATTTGTTAAACTAATATCAATAGCATCTATTTGTGCTTCCAATGACGCAATATAAGACTGTTGTGAAATGGCATTAGCATTTAAAGAATTAATTTTTGTTTCTTGTGCTACTGCATTCGCTGTCCATGCTGTGGTTACCGCATCAACATAACCAACCATACCAACATTAGCAACTGCTATGTTTGCTTCTGTGTCGGCTACAATAAATGTTTTTAAGTCGTCAACAGTGCCTTTCACTGTAGAAAGTGTACCAGTTGCGTTACTTACCAATGGTAATAAAACATTACCTTGTATTACGCTGACGTTACTTAATTGGCTAATTCTTATAGTCATTGTTTCTTATTCCCTGATTATTGGATCATCATCTTCTGTTGTTATTACACTATTTACCGCTTCTGTGACCAGTTCGTTTGGTAATGATTCTATGACAGACGTTTCGGTTGCTGGGTAAAGTTTTAAGAAGTTAACCTGTGCTGTTGTTGCTCCTTCAAAGCCCGTTCCATCTGTTGCTACGTTAGCGCCAGCATTGTACCATACTTCTGTTTCTTCCAATTCAGTACCAACTGTAATAGTTTTAGTATAAACATTACCTACATTAACTGTTAAGTTTGATGTTAATGTATCAGTGGTGTGTACTGTGTTTGGTACCACTTGACTTGGTCCAGCATTGTGTACTAGTTCACCAACTTGATGAATATTCTGTGCCGCAGTACCTTGTGTTCCTCGTCTAATTTGTCCAACTGAATTAGTAGCAGTATCTACAGTCCAATATGTAATTCTTTCACTGCCGATGAATATCACACCTGGTGAGTTTTCATCTAAATTAGGAACATCTAAAAGTGTTACATCCTGAACATAAATCTGTGTATCTGTGATTAGTAAATCTTGTACTAACGGAGTTGTATAGTAGTCAGATATACGTAAGTAAGTATTGTCTCTTACCATATTATTAAATATTCTATAACCTAACACATCAACATTACCATTGATCTTGGTATAAACTTTTAGATCTAATGTGTCAAACGTAATGCCTGGTACTAGTTCTTCTGGAGCATGACTTGAATATGTATCTACATACTCGCCGCCGTCCACATTAATGTCTTCTGCTCTGGTTCCTAGTGATGAGTCAGTGTATGTACTTCTAATCACTGTGTCAAGAGCATTTTGACTTACTAGTGGAATACCATCTTCTGTATACTCAACTGTGTCAAAACCTAATGAATCAAATGGTTTTGCTGTTGTGCTAATAAAGTCAACTGTTGTTGGATATGTTGATTGCCAAACGTTGTTAATTAAAATATTTCCGTTTCTAATACTTGTATTAGAAGTTATAAAGTCTGCTGTTGTTGTGTAAGTACCTTGTATCTTAGTATTTGAATATACACGAGTAACTGTTATTGTCGGATCAGTAACTGGATATTCTACTTCAACATGATTACCAATGGTAACTTCTAATGGTTTAATTTCTACGTTAGCCCAAGTTTCAGTATCTGTGTCAAAAACATATGAGCTTTGGTTTACACCATCAATGTCAATTATTCCAATATTGTCAAATTCAAAGTCGTTGTTTTTAGTTAGGTACGCTACAACACCACTGACATTTCCTTGTTGTCCTGACGCAATAGTATTTCCATATATCGTAGCATTAGCACCACTTGATGTTTGTGTGACAAATTGACCAATGTTTGCTGTAATTGGTGTATTAAATGTTAGCATGATATCTGATTCAGGTTGTGATATAACGTCGCCAACACTGACTGTTATGTCTGAATCAAATGTAACATTAGCCCAAAGTATTCCATCAAAGCCTGGTTGTTGAGTAAAGTCTAATCCTTGAATTTGTACACCTGGGTACTCTATGCCATAAATCAATTGATTTAAATCTTTTGCTGGCATAGTGTTAGTTGGATTATAGTATGCCATGATTCTATCATTTGCGTTTGTAAAATTACTTGAACTATAAATTTCATAATCACTGGTAACAAACGTATCATTGGTTGTAATGTTTGAAAGGACTTTGTATCCAATACCATTGTAACTTACAATAGTGTTTGCTGTAAACGTTGTATTTTCTGTCCATTCAACTACGTCGCTGGTGTAGTTAATTCTATCAAACTTAATAGTTGTATCAAACAATCTTAACTGATTATTATTAATTGTTGCGTATGCTTTGGCTTCTACAGTAGCACTACCATTGATTATAATTGTTGGAGTTTCGTAATAACCTTTACCCGGAGTAACTATATTAATTGCTGTTATAGCACCTGTGTCGCCATCTATAGTAGCTGTAGCAGTTGCTTGAACTGTAGCGCCGCCGCCTTGGAAAGTAATTGCTGGCGGTGTTGAATACCCACTACCTGCTTCAACTATAATCACTTCTTCAATATGGAAGTTTCTGTGGTTATACCAATTTGTATAATCACTGTTAATCAATTGATTATTTGTTGTTAAATAACCAGTTGCCCATAACTGTGTATCTTTATTAACTATCTCTCCACTTGGTGAGCGGAATACTTTTGTGTCTGGATCATAATATGGTGCTAGATCAAAGTCTGTAACACTTCCTTCAAAGGTGTCATTACTTGAATAACTGGTTAAGTATTCACGTATTTTTGTTCTGTATGGTTTAACTTCATTGATATAGTTTTCATAGTAAGTTAAATTATCTTTAATATAATTTGCTGGTTGATTCAGTTCACGTAGGAAATGTGAAACACTAACAAAACTAGTTCTAAAGATCCAATCAACATAGTTTTGTTCAGTGAACATATAATTCATCATTACAAAGAATAAGTTATTAAACTCTCCTTGTAACTCATTGATGAATATGTCATCTTTAAGAGCATTTAGAATATATCTGATTTCAATATTAGGTGATTGATCAAATCTGTTAGTATCATATCCCTGATTACCTAGTCCAATGTTGTTATCAGCGAAATTACCTAAAGAATTGCTGAGTTTAATGGTACCGTTTTGTATACCAACAACTTGATATTCCCCTGTATCTGTTACTGTTAATAAATTCCAAACGCCACCCTCGGCTGAAGTAACTTTAACTAAAATTTCATCACCTGGACTTGCTGATAGTTTTAATGCGTCTGGTAGAGTCTCAACAGAATACTCAATTACTTCTTCTGGACTATATCCATCGGCGTACCAATCAACATACTCCCAAAATAAACTTGTTTTGAAACTTTGTACTTTAACTAAGTTCCATGTTTTATCTTCTTGTAATTCATGTAATGTCCAAAGATTGCTTTGTTCAGTATTTTGATTTACTAAAACTTTATACCCTGCTGATAAAGAAACCGTTTCGATATAAAGTAGATTTTCTTCAGTGTCTACTGCTAGGTCGTATTCACCTAATTTAAAGTTAGGTTTTTCTTCTTCAGAGTTTAGTTGAGTTAGATCATATTGTTTTGCTATTGGTTTTTTAATTAAAATATTATTAACATAAGTAACCAAATCTTTCATAGCTCGTAATCTATCAACAAACATACTCTGTCTTGGTCGACGAGCAATACCATACCTATCAGCAACACTTAGTGTTGGATCTGGAACCAGTTGACCTATTTTATCAATACCTGATAAACTGTCAATGAACTTATCTAAAATTCGTTGAGGAATTTGGTCTGTAGCATTTCCTTCTTGTATTAGTTCATATTCACTGTGGATTAAATTATCATTTTTTTGATTTTCATAATCAATGTGTAATTTAGTATCTTGTCCTGACAGATATTGAGCAACATTATATAATGCTATAGCATCATCACTGATAATAGCCGCATAAGAAATACCCTGTGACTTAGGATTTTCAATATAATCAGCAACCGTTTTAATTGGCAATTTTCTTGTTGGATCTGTTGGATCTACTGATGTTTTATCCTTAACCCAGAAATAGTACTTATTAGCAATAATATTTGTTACTGGGTCTACACGAGGTATTTCAACATAGTTAGTATTACCATCATATTTTGGAACTCCGTCGTACCCAGCATCAACATATTGACTTGGTAGTACATCACTTTCAACCCATTCGCAAACTTCAATAACACTATTAGGGAATAGTTTACCCCAGTTAATTGTTCTATATGTTGAGGATCCTTGTTCGTAATTTACAAACCTAACCAATGACAAGTTCCACCAAACTTTACCAACCTGATTTTGATTCCAATAATAGCTGGTATTTGCCTTTGCGCCTTTATTATATACAGCAGGATCATATTCAGTTTTATATGTAATTTCCTGATCTGCTTGACCTAATATCTTTCCTTTAGCAGGATCAATAAATTCTAAATTATTTAGAATAATATTTGATCTACTGTCATATAAGTACATTCTGTTAACTGAGTTTATGTCTACCCTGTCATCCTGATATCTGATTAGATTCCAGCCTCTGGTCATGTTTTCATTTTTAAATATGTAAACACTGCCTGCGTCAGTTAATGTTGCGTCATCTCCGGGGGCAGATACTATAATTGAATCACCAATGATATCAATGGCCGCTCCAAATCGGTCACCTGAATTTAATCGATCATTAATAGTTGACACATTTCCGTCGATATCAGGAAGATTAAGTTGTTGAGCAAACGCATAACGTCCTGGGTGTTCGACTTCATCTCTTGGATCATCATATAACTCATAAATGTAAACACTGCCACTTCCGGTGATAGTGTCAAAGAATGCTGTACTGTTGTCATCAAGTGTTGTTGTATTTTCATCAAATGTTGCATAAGATCTTGTTGACCCTCTTTCACTCGAAATTACCAACATGTAGGCATTCTGTGCTAGAACAACTTTATTACCAAAGTATTCACCTGGTGCTCCATACGGATTAACAATAATCTGCATATAAGCAAATATCTTCATATCAGCATCAGCAATAATACCTTCGCTACCTGATACCGTGTTTCCTGATCTGATACGTAGTAAGTTTTTAGCAACAGTTCTGTCTGAGTCTAATCTTAATACTCCATTCTCGTTTGTTGCCGTAACGCCAAGAATATTAGCATCATTGATATCATCTACTAAACTATCTAAATCTGTTCCTGTTGCTGTAACTTCAAAATTGTCTAATCTAATCGAATCACCAATACTAAATGTTGGATTTATAGCATACGCAGTATTGGTTCCGTATAGTCTACCTCTGTTATGGAACTTCCAAACAGCACCACTACTATATTGTGTACCATTATCATAATATGGAGCACCTACATAAATCGCACAGTTATTAGAACAAATTGTTAAATCTGTACCAAACGCTGTGCCTTCTTGAATTGCTGTCAGGCTTCCGTCTAAACTATCAACTCCAATTAGCTTTTCTAATAGGTTAAATTTGTTTGTTTCAATTTCAACTATCTGTCCACTCTGTGGAGGATTAATAAATCTAATAGTATTAGATCCAACCCCACTTGGTAGGAAATAATCATGAACTTCTTCATTGTTAATTGTTACTCGGTGTACAGTATTAATATTACCAGTAGTTGTATAATCTAACAAGCCTGTTGTTTTAAACGCTTCGATAACTCTGTCATACACATACACACTGCCTGCGCCATCATATTCGGTATATGAAGTTCTAGGTAAAACATTTCCATTAACTGATACATTAGCAGTATCAACACCTACTTCAATTGATTTTGTAACTGATGTTGTGCCGTCACTGAATACAGCAACGTTTACAGTGTCATTAGGAGCACCAATACCTAACTGAGCTCCATCTAAACTTGAATCTAAACTAGCACCAAAATTACTTCCTGTAGGTCCTTGAATCGTTTCTACTAAAGTGTAGTAAGGTTGCTGAGCAATCACGTAAACCTCTTGTTCAAGATTATCTGAGAATGTAATAGTGTTTCCACTGACTGTGTAATCTAGATCAGGTATGAATACTCGTTTTGAGTTACTAACATGTAAACTTTCAGCAACGCCATTTATCTCTGGTGTAAATGATGTTGTAATAATATTGATGTTTGATTCACTGGTTGATCCCACTACTGTTAATCCTGAGTCAACAGCATTAATAAAAATATTACCTCCTGTTGTTGTAATATTTTGTAATGATCCAATAATTACATTAGCACCAGAACTAGTATCTGCTACAACAGTGGTACTACTAGTGTTAGGCTGTGTAATAATATCACCTACGTTAGCCGACACTGTTCCACTTAATTCTAAGGTTACTCTATCATTAATAGACAGAACCTCAGATTCAGGTGTAATATTATTGTTTAAGCCAAAAACATATACTTTATCATTTCCTGGAGCACCTACAAATGCCCATCTACCATGCTCATCTAAACTAATACTTGATCCAAATCTATCACCAGTAGCATTAACATTTCCCGACCATAATGGTTGTGCTCTAAGGAATGATGTAGTTCCTTGTGGTCTATTATAAACAAACGCAAAACCTATATTACCATAACTTCCTGGAGCGCCTACAGCAACTTTACCAATTGCCTGATCAACACAATGTCCATATTCTCTTACAGTTACAGATACATTACCTACGTCTGATTGTAACGTTGCGCCTGTAACAAACGAACCGGTAAATCCTTTATCGAACGTATTAACTTGTCCAGTTTCTTCTTCTACACCAATACCATAATATGGAGCAGTGTTAGCTCTAGGACTACCTACCACTGCTAATAAACCATCATAACTTAATTTAACACTCTTGCCAAATTCATCATTACTTGTGTAGTCTCCACTAGATTTTAATAGTGTATGATCATAATCCCATGGCATAGTTTTTTCATAAACTTTCCAAGTATCTTTTGGTACTGAATACGATTGTCCGTTAGCTGTAGTTGTTGCGGCATCAACATCAATCCAAATAGTGTCACCTGCTCGCCATCTGTGTAAAGGTTTTTCTAATCCAAATACTCTAGCATCTTCCATGTAATAGAATCGCATACTGTCTAGACCAAAAAACATACCTTTTCCAGTCTGATCATTTACACTAGCAAGATTTGCTATATTACCTTGATATCTAACGTTGACTCTGTTGAGATCTAAAACTTTAGATACTTGATAGAACCCATCAAATTGATTATCAAAGCCTTTAACTAGGAAAATATCATTTTCACCTAGCTGATGTTGTTTATCAAAAGTCCAAGTAATAAATCCATCTAATGCGTTTGATAATTTAATAGCATGATTATCTGTTTCACTGATTCTATACACATTCCAGTTACCATTGAAATCACGAGCTGTCCAGATAGTGTATCCTGTTCCAATATCATCAATCTTTTCATTTAAACTATTATAGTTTGTAGTGATATCATATACAGTAGCATCAACGTCATCAATATTAACATATCCTGCTGTTAAAATGTCATTATCATAGTCACTATGTTCATCTCTGTTTAACGCAATCTTACCAGTGAATCCAGTGGTTGATCTATATAATTGTGATTTATTAAATATTGTTTTACCATTTGCTAGATTGTTTTCACTATCATTAACGAATCTAATAGTTGCCGGATTAACTGAAATTGATTTTTCATCTAAAGGTATTTCTAAATACGGATTATTATCTAATGATCCATATTCACCAGTACGAACAGCCCACTCTTCAAAGAAACTCAATTGACTCAATTGGTTATTAAATGATGCGTTCGTTAACGCATCTACAGCATTTTTTGTACCTTTTTGTTTAATGTAACCTTTATAGAATTCAATCTGTGAGGTGAGGCTTAATCCTAAATCATCTAGATATTGTCTTGGTTTAAACCCAATCAATCCATGGCTGTATTCGAGTTGATTATTATCTTTTAATTTACCATAACTGTCATAAAAACTTTGTGAGCCAACTGCTATTGTTGAGAAGTTTTTAAGTAGTCCGGAATTTATTTCACCTGGTTGTAATTGTTTCCAATTATTAAATTCAAAATTAATTGACGCAGGAGTATTTTTTAATGCTACATATCTTAAATCTTTGTATTCTACCAGATCGCCTTTAAGATAATCTTTTCCTGAGTTCCACTGATCAATAACATCACTGTTGTAGATAAAACCTGGAGCATGTAAACTACCATCCCACTCAGCAGTTTTTTGTCCAATAAGTTTAAGCCTATATTGTCTGTTACCTAGTTCAGGGCGATATATAACGTCATTGAACACTGTTGAATTATCAAATATTAACACATGCTCATACTGCACTAAATTAAGTTCAGCAAACGCTAACATACTATCTGACAATAGTGTTATTCTAAATCCTTCTGCTGTTCTGAATGATTTATATCCTGTCCTTTTGATCAGATTAAAGTTTTGATCAACAACTTTACTTCCAAATTGACTGTCTGTAACTTCGTCAACTATATTACCTTTAGTGGTAACTTTTAATGAATTTGTTATTGGACTTAGTACGATGATACTACCTTGTTTCCATCCTTGCTGTATCCAATGTAAAAACTCTCTGACTGATAATAGCCAATTTCTTGTTTCACCTAAATCACCATCTCTATCATTAAAAGTAAATCCTTGAGCTACTAAGTATCTTTGGTAACTAACTAAAAAGTCTACTACCTGTTGTTTAGATTTAAATTCATATCCGTATGGGACTGTTATTTTAGATTTTTGGAAATCTCTATATATTGTACCAGTCTGATTTAACACTGTGATTTTTGAAGCACGATTGTTAACCACACTTGGAATAATTGTAAAGTACGGTGAACTTAAATCATACCCTCTAACACTAAAGCCATTTGATGTTTTTTCAACGATAACAGCACTATATGTCAATCTGGATATAGGTGTTGATTTTAACAGATCAACATTATAGTTTTCATCAGGTATTAAAACACTATCATTGGTACTAGTCGGTGAACTTTGTTCTGCTAAGACTTTAAGATATTTTTTATCACTAAAGCCTCCCATTTTATATGCTAATCGAACTTCATAATTATCAAGTAAATTATTAATCTTAGTTGAAGGATTGATTCCTAACATTCTAAGATACTCAGCAATCCAATTTAAATACCCAGCACTTCTAATAACATTATTATTAACATCTCTATCGCCGTTGAACAATATATCATTTTGTTGTATATGCTGTTTATTTTGATTTAATAATTGTCTTAACTGCGTATTATACTGTAATCTGTATGTATCAATATATTGAGCAAAGTAGTTAGCTGGTTTAGCCAACGCCATTGCTAGGTTCATAGCATACGGAAATTCACTACTAGTTCTCCAGGCCCATTCTGCTGGACCCATTTCTCCTGCCGCCCAGGAACTTGCCGCACTTTTTGGACTTACAGCCTTAGCAATAATTTTCTCTGGACTGAGTAGGTATCCATTAGCGTCAACTGGGATAACTTCTGTCAGCCTTGGTCTGATATAAATTGGATCAATGCCTACACCATATCCTTGATCAACTGTTGCTCTTGGGCCACCTTTGATTCTACCTGCCTCCAGATCTTCCCACAATAAAGTATTTCCGCCAGTGTATGGTCCTGGGCCATATTCATTTTCCCACCATTCAGGTTTTCTACTATACCCTAACATTTCCCAAGGGCGTGTATGTGGATATATTGTATCATAGAAATACTGATAAATGCTTCTCCAACTTCCTGGCAAATATTCACCATCTAATCTATCAACAAACTTGTTGTAATTCCAGGTGAATGGAGCATTACTTTGAAACGTTGAATTTTCACTAAAATTAATTTTATGTGTTCCAACCCAATTTAAGAATCCCTTAGATATAATATTCCATAATTCTTTATATGTGTAACCGTTGGATCTAAATTTACCAGGTCTGACTGTTAGAATGTCTCTACATGTAGACGGTTCACCAACTTTGATATTATTGTAGATACGTTTTTCTAATTCAAGTAAAAAGTCATCTCGATAATCATTAAATGCCGGAGTAATACTACCATCATGGCCGCGAATAGCATTTATTGGTGTTTGGTACGTGTCGTCTTCATAAATTTCAGGAATAAATTTTGGATATGTTCCTAATTTTGTTGGAGTTTCTGGAATGTAACTTCCGTCGGTATTTGCGTATTCGATTATAGTAATAACATCATCTACAGCAAGTGTAATATTTTCAGAGTTAATAGTTACGACCGGTCTATCACTTTCAAAATCGTAATCCCATCCAATTATTAACTGTTCGTCATTGAGATAAACCAGAATAGCCTGATTACTTAATGTTGTTGATGAAAATACATTTGTAATCTCATAATTAGTAACTAATGGATCAAATACTGTATATGTGATAGTATTTTTTACAGAACCATATGGTACCATATCACTATAAAAGAATGGCTGACTTGATGTTTTATTAATATTAAGTTGAGTTAAGATTAAATCAACGCTAGATATTGGATCTGTTGGATCAATATCGTCTAGACTTACAGATAACTCTAAAAATTTATTTTTAAATTTAGTATATTCTCTTTGAGCAAATCTCATTGCATCAACAAAGTTTGCTTCTTCGTCGACTAAAAATAACTGACCGTATGGTATTGATCCGCTATGTTGAAGAATACTGCCGCCCTGTGATTTTATGTTAATATCACGCAGATTACAAGCACCAAGTATGTTTCCTTCAACATTTGTACTATTTCTGCTTAAAGAAACAACGTGATTTCTTATTTGTCCTAGTGTTAACGAATCAACATTAACGTTCTGAGCATTAAGGTCTAGATTAGTTGGTATTTTATAGTGGCCTTGTTTACTGTTCTGATTACTGTAAACTTCGATATCAATATTGTCGCCATCAACAAGGGTATCAGTTATAGTAACAATATTATTCAAATCAATTGACCATTTATCTTGACTTAGATATTCATTATTTTTAAAAACATTAATATATGGTATTGTGTTTGATGTACCATGAATGTCTTGTGCATGTGGAGTAATATCTAACTTAAATGTGTTAGTTCCTGAATAATTAAAATCAAATGTTTGATATTGTTTGCTATGTTCAATAATTCGAAGCCAGGTATTTTTCTGAGTCAATGTTGTTCTATCTACTATGGATTGTAAAAATCCTAGAGTATTAATATTTTTTGTTAATACTGTTTGGCCAGTTACATAATCAAATTTATCTGTGTTGAAATAATTAGTAAATCTGATATCACCTTGACTTTGGAAACTTCTATACGATAGTGGGAATCCTAACACTGAATCATCAGTTCCGGATGTATTTTCAGTATAGCCAAATAATTTAGTACCAGCAAAGGTAGTTCTTGGATAGTACTGAGTATTACTCAATGAAACGCCATTCTCGTCTAATACATCAAATAATGGTGCTTGTTGTAATAAAGTTTTTTGCTGAGATTCTGCCCATTCAGAACCATTGAACCAATATTGTTTACCTTTGTTTATTCCTTTGCGAACAACTAAAGAATCATATTGTTCTACATCACCATCATCTGCTTTAACAAGTTTAATGTGTGTGTCACCTGTTGGTAATTCTGTTACAGGATCAACTTCAAACTGGACCAAGTTAATTTGATAAACTTTATTTCTTACTAATGGGTCAGTGTCAGACGCAAACACTACTCGCATTCCATCAAACAATGTTTCTCCAAATGCTGTGTCTAATACCTTACCTTCAAATTCATTGAAAGCATCTGTAAATGTAGTATCTAAGATATCAATATGGTTTTTGCCAATTCGACCATAGTTAAACAACAGTAGATCTTCATCAAATTGAATGATTGGTCTTTTAGCACGTAACTCTTGATCTAAAATTAAAGGCTCGTCATTATATGCCGACGTTGCTTTAATAACATCAACGTGGAACCATCTGTTGTTTCTAGACCAGGCATTACAATCTTTAGCACTTCTTTTAATAGTGATATATTCTGGAAACACTGTGTCAGCAAATACATCATAAACTGTTGTGCCACTAGCAATACCTGTACCCGAAACAGTTTCACCTCTATTAATATCATTGATACTGTCAAACGTTGTAATTTTAATAGAACCACTTGCTATTTCTGTATAGACTTCAATGGTACTACTACCAACTGTAATTATTTCACCTGCTGAAATCGCAGTTGTGGTTGCTTTATCAAGAACTAATTGTTTTAATGGATAGTTTGTTGCTATTTCATCATTGTAAGATTCTGGTGTTACCATTATGTCTTCATCAACTAGTCTGATGCCAGTTCCTACATCAGCAACGTAATATGTTTTTTCTTGATATGATGCTGGAGTAACATCAGTATCAAATTGAATTTTTAATCCGTTAGTAAACACTATACCATTTGGTGAAGTGTATTCTTCTTTGCCTAGAATATCATTTTCAACGTCAATTTGAAAATTATTATAGTCAACAATTTTAATTGTGGTGTAGATGTCTCCTCTTGAACCATCTTGTATATATAATGTATCTCGAGGGGCTGTTATCAGTGGTGTCTGATGGAAGAAGCCATCATATTCTTTATAATATTCTTTATTAGCATTACCAAGACCATACTTAACATAAACCTTTTCTTCTTGTGCTACTTCAAGTCCAGGGTAGATATTGATTAATTGTTCATCACCAACAGGTATTAATTGAATATTCCAAACATTGTATCTAACATCCTGTGGCACAAGAGTACCTTTGTCATAGGTAATACTGATGCTGTCTGTTTCACCAGCAACTAACCAAACTTCATCTTCCTGAAAGTTAGTTAATTGATCTTGGTCTACAAAGATAACTGTTTTTCCATCTAGTGCTCCAGCAATACCAACGTACTCAGGAAAATCATTTAAGAAGTCTGAAAGAAATCTATTTTGTGCTTGAGCATAAGCAAACGGTACTGCGTAGTCTACCTCTGCTACTTTAGGCATTTTTAAGAATCTATCTTGTGCTGTTGATTGTGGTACATTAAATGTTACTGTGCCTGATGTAGCACCATTATTAGTAACACCTAATATGTCTCGAGAACTAATAGTCGGTGTGGCATTTAAACGGCCATCGATTCCTAATTCACGTTGTATCCAAAACTCTGAACTTTGATCAACTTCAAATGTGTATGTTCCGCCTCTGGCTAAAACTATTGTATTATTTTTAACTCCAGCATCTAGATAATCATATTGATTAGTGTTGTCATTTTTTGAAACAACATAATTTTTTTCTAACTCAACTCCAGTTGTATTAACCTGTACAGTACTAGGTCCATTTGGTAACCAATAGTATTGTCCAAAGTTAACAAAAGCATCTAAAGATATTTTAGGATCAAAACTATAATATTCACTGTTAAACAGTCTACTATGTTTGTCACTATAGCCACCATAGTATTTGATTTTATCTAGGAAATCTAAATAGCTAGAAAAGAAAACACTGTCGCCATCGTCATTAGTGACTATGGTACTTGGTTCTAATTGATAGTTTTGTCTACGAGCAGAATCTTCAGTAACATAACTGTCACCTTTTTTAAATGTAGGAGCAAATGTACGACCAATATATCCGTAAAGATCTTTTAGTTTAGGTTCGCTAACTAATTGATCTACTGTGGCATTTAAAAACTTTTCATTCGCACTAGTTCTAAATACGTTAGGTAATAGATTTTTACTCTTTCTTGCGGCCATATTGTTCTCTTTATTTGATCATTAAGCAGAAACTACTTGATTAAGTTGAGCCGCTGTAATTGCTGGAATAATCTCAACATTGTCAACAGTTGCGGCACTAATAATAATTTCATTGTACTCTGCGTTTATCTGTAATAAACTACCAAACTCTTCTGATGGGCTTGATGGTACTATTGTTACACTAGCAATATTAGGTGCTAGTACACTGTGTAGGTAAGCACTTAATTCACTAAAGTAAAATGTTTCACCAAAATCCCAATTAGCTACATTAAAATATTTGTTTATTGCGGCCACTACAGAAGTTTTAACATCATTGTCACTAACAACAACTCCGGCATTCTTAACTACCTTAAAAGTTGCTCTTAATTTTGCTTCTGCTTTATCACCAAAGATTGGTTTAAACTTAGCAGGATTATAAATGATGGTGTCTGACACTGTTTTATAATTTTCTAAGGCACTGTAGTCTGTACCTAATACTTCTGGGGTTGGTGCTACAGGTTCACTAATATTTCCTGTAACATCTTTAATCCATGCTAGATAATCATCAGCATAAGTCTTAGTTAATATATAGATATCTACAATATTATTTGGGCTTGGATCAATACGTCTGTTATTTGGTGAACTATGTCTATATTGAAAATATAAACCTTGTCTACCAATTTTACTTGTGTATCCTGTAACCTGATTAACTGTGTACGTTGAACCTGTTACTGTTAGTTTATAAAACTTATCTTCAGGAATTACATAAAATAATTGCCCGTTTTGATACAATGTTGCTTCAGTTCTAATTTCATTAGCAGTGCTGTATCCTGCTTCAACTAAACTGTTGTCAACCGGTGTTTGAATTACAAAGTTATCATAACCATATGTATTTTCAAAATAGACATATTTGTTTTCAACATTATTATCTGGATCAACTAGTAATTCAAACAATTCAGGATTGTCTGGAATGCCATCATCATTGGCATCAGGAAATGTTATTAAAATTTTATTTGGGTTTGAGTAACCATCTACTTCAACAACATTGTCATATATGTGCCAAATGTAATCTAGATCTAAAGAATTATTATCATCTGGATTTGTGTTTGTTTTTAATACTTTAATTTGATCTTTAACTGTAAACCCAGTCTTAGGATCATATATTTTTACTTTGTTGTCAAAGTAAAAGTTTGTTTCTTGTATACTTTCAAATAGATACTGTAATCCTCTATAATAAACTGAATATGTTTTGCCTACTACCTGGAATCTAACTATCCAACTAGCATCAAGTCCTTGGTTGGTAGAATTTCCTGCGTAATCTAAGTCAAACTCACCAGTATTTAAATCTTCAGGTTGAATAATTGTCCATTTACTAGTTGTTAGATCATATCTTAGACCAAAGTCTTTAAACGCTTGTGTATAAGATACCATCGTATTAATAACTGATTGTTCTAAGTTATTATTAAATACTGGAAATATCTGTATTGCTTCAGCACCTGTTGGTACTGTTTGGTTAAATGTTATCGGGCCGCTACCATTGGATAAGTTGCCTTGTCCACCATTGGTGCCGTCTGCTAATACTTCAATTACCTGAGCATAGATATAATATTTGTCACCTTTATTTTTTGGTGTTCCTGTTTTTATAATGTTTCTAGCATCAAAGTAATTTCCAGAACCTGCTGAGAACTTAACAATACTTCCTTGCTTGATGTATTGTTTATTGTCAGCAACATAATTGCCAATCTGTAAAATCTTTCCGGTACTATCATAAAAGTATCCGGTAATACCTTGGTCATCTAACGATTTTTTCCACTGCGTATTGGATAATGCCAATGTATCATAATTAGCATAAAAGAATTGTAAAGATTCTTTCATACTTAACAGTGGTTTTACTTGATTATTAATTACTTTATAAATGTCATTTAATGTTGTAAACACAAAGTTAAATGAATCAAGAGATTCACTTCTATACAACATACCATCTTGAGCAAAAATATTCGTACTTGAATATTTTCCTGTTGTGTCAATAACATCTAAGTATCTTGAAATCCCAGAACTTGTTCTATTAACTGCTTTAACTTTTAACACTGAATTGAACAGAGTGTACGGAAGAATATTATAGTCTTCACCTGTGACCATTCTGTTTTGTGTGTAATATTGTTGTGGTGCTTTTTGTCTTACGTCATCAACTGTTTCTCTGGTTGTAGCATTTGTTACTGTATAACGTAAACTAGCACGAATGTTAATTGTTTCTGTCCTTCCTGAACGACTAACATAATTAATTGGAATAATGATACCTTTTAATTCATCAGGTGATATTTTGTAATTTAGTCCATTACTTGTTCTATAATAAAGTCTAAATCTTCCCTGTGGAACATTAGCAAAAGATCCGTCACCAAATATAAGATCAACTTGATCGCCTGCTCTGGTGCTTACTTGATATATGTTTTTATTAATTGTTTGGTTATAGATAATATTTGTAGCACCAACACTTGGTACCGGTGACCATAGCTGATCAAAGTTTCCGTTTTTATCTAAACTATATAACCATACATCACTATTGTTGATGTTGTTAACATTAACATTATACACTCTGTTAGGAATACTTTCTTGGAAATTAATATCAACGCTTTGTAAACTTCCCTGCTTAAAGTGTAAGAAGAATCCTGTGTTGTTACTACCATTTCCTAGATTATCATTTCTATACAACATATTAAAGTTGCTGTTAGGTTTAGGATTAACTTCATAAATGTATTGTTGTCCGGCACTTGAAGCACTAACAATTTCAAATGCTGTTTGTGACCCTTCAACTGCTGAGTTAAACGCATAAGTGGCTGTGAGATTAG